ATTGTCTTTCCATCCATTATCTGTTTTTGATAGAAGACTACCATGATGTGATATTACGCCTGGGAACTTTAAAACTTTTATACAATTATGCTTCTTAAGATAATCTTGTAATTCATCTGCACTACATTCAATATCGTACTCGTCTCCTTCTTCCAAAGGTTTAACTGTATACTTAGGCACCTTTATATCCTTCCCACCAGTCAGGAGCTGGTCTTTTCCATTCCCATTTGGCAAAGTCTTTAGCGTAGTGATAGTAATTACGATACGCCTGAACTGCGTCACCTGGGACTTTACACTCCGGATAATGATTCATAGCTTGAGCAAACTCAGTCAGTCCAACATGCGGAATGTTTTCCGGAGGAGCCGCAAGAATAACACCGAGCTTTTCAAAAGTCACGTGTTTTTTATTCCTGCGATACTCAAACTCTTTGGCCATAGAAGCAAAGTGACCGTAATGCCAGTCATAGTTTTGTTTGCTAGCCATGGTCCATGTTGTACAAGGATGATGCTTGTGGACTGCTAAATAATATAGATTATCACGGATGTCGCCAAAAGAGTAATAAGTTTGAATAGTCTTTCCAGACCGAGACTTACGCTTCTCTGGCTTACCGTCAAGTAGCCTGTGTGCAGTGCTGAGCATTTGAGCAGATTCCACAATCATCTTAGGAATATGCCGATCGCAAAGCATTTGAGCTGCTTTAACGGGATTCTTATCTAGTATAAAAATATTCATGTATCACCTTTAAATAATAATATTATAACATAATTTAGTTCGCTTGTAAATATTTATATTTGTCTTTAAGTCGAAATGTATACCTCCGGCACTTTTGTTAACTTGATTTGTTTTTTTATAAAGTTTCTTTTCTTTAAAACTCTATTCATTCGATTTATCCTACCTTTCTTTTTTAACTTTGAAGCGTGTATGTCTAAATCTCTAACAAGTTTTTCTAGTACCATGTTTCTGCCTTTCTACGATAGTAGAGTTAGTCTCGCAGTAAACCTGGGAAAGCCTCCTCTACTACAGGTCTGGTTAGACCTTTAATGTTTTGTTTGTTAATCATTGAAATAACAAGCTTTGCGTCTTCTGGATGTACGCCTTCTAAGATTCCTATGAATATCTGTTCTCTTTTATATTTCTGCATCTTGTCACCAGTACCGCCTTTTACAAAGTATTTAAACTTTGTATTTTCTCTAAGAAGATTAGCAGGGTGGTGGTGAGCTGGAGATGCGGTATATGGCGGAGAGCCAGTTGGTAAGTTCCAAACTACTGTAGAATCCATTGAGCCTCTTATTACATCCTTAAGCGCCCAACTTTCGTTCTGTTTAAGTAACTTGACTTTTTCATCTCTTGATCGAGCCTTAGTTACTTCTTCAAGAACTTCGTAAACATACTGTTTCATGAAATAAACTCCTGTACACTTTCAATCAAATTATTACAACGTTTAGCGACTAAGTAATTAAACGTCTTAAACTTATTACTCCAAACGTCTTGTGTTATATAACTATTTATAATTTCTTTTCTTAGATCTTCTGGAGTTTGAGTGAGATCAATTAACTTTTTATTTCTACAATAGTTACGATACCAAGAAGCTGCATATAATAATTCGCCTTCGTCAAGATCCTGTATAATATTATCTATCTTCTTTTTAGACATAGGAGTTTGCCTAAAGCCTTCGACAAAAGTATTATCGTCAGACAAAATATTTGGTACACCATCGCCTTTGTCACCTTTGATAATATGAGTTTGTAAATACAATCTAGGATTATTTTCTACTAACTCTTTTTTAAGAAGAGGCGAATACTGTCTTACAAACTTGTACTTTTGTAATTGCAAGAAATCTCTGTCAGAAGATACGATCATGATCTTTTCATGATTGTAATCTCTGTTTGGATCTGGATTCATAGTAACTATTGTACCTATAATATCATCGGCCTCGCAACCATCTATATGAATAACCTTATATGGAAAGTTTTCTTTTATTTCGTCTTTTACCATATGAAGTATTCTAAATGCCTCGCCCCAATCAAAAGAAGACTTATCTCTATCTTTTTTTCTGCCGGCTTTGTACTGTGGAAAAGCTTTTCTACGCCAGTTATTTGCGCCGTCGACGGCTATTACAAGTTCGCCGTAATCATCTTTGAATTTAGTACGATACATTCTCAACGAGTTAAGTATCATATGTCGTATCATACCTTCATCAAAAGTTTTATTAATGATAATACTCGCTAAAGCGATGCCACTATAATCAACTATAATCATGAGTATTCACTCCATGTTGGATCGGGATATATCGACTCTCCCCAAGACAATCCGTTAGGCCTTTTATAATCATGTCTTTTCCATATATAAACATCCCACAGTGTAGCATTTTTCATACCACCTTTTGGATTGCCACCGTATATAAAGCCATGTTTTGGTTTACGACCTTTCTTTTCAACTCTAAATTTTTCTTTAGAATTAGAATTTACGATCTTGACAATAGACTTTACTATATCATACTCACGCATGTCTTGCTGATCAGTTGGATCAAATCTGCCAATCCAAGACGTTGATCGCCTGTTATGTTTGCCAATAAAAATACCCATAATAACTCCTTAATATTTTATTTGATAGATATATTCTATCATACTTTTTTGCATTTGTAAACGTTTTTTCACTTAACCTGTTAAGTGTTTTGCGTGTATCCTGCAGCCTATGAAGTTATTAAAGTAGTCGTCTCTGAATAAAACGTTGTTTTCAAACTGAAGTTTTGCTTCATAATAAGACATTTCTCCTTTGGTCTTACAAAGTTTTAATATTTCTCTTTTAAATTTGTCTTGGCCGTTTTTTTCCACAAGGTTGCGTACTTCATTCGACGACCCGTAATATTCTTTCCAGTTTGATTCGACACGCGTGCGTACGCGTCTCTTACGTGTTTTAGTGATGGGGAGAGTTTTAGGTTTCCAGAAGTTTTTCTTTCCAATATACTTTTTGTTAGAACTAACTTCTGTAAGTTGATATACGAATCCTTGAAACTCTTCTGGTGTTGATTCAAATACAGTGTCATTATAATACCACATGCATTTATTTATTCTTTTTTATGAACAGCGCCTTTTAAAACAAGAGGACTACTTGCTTCAAATATTGGAGTTCCTATTCCAATTGGCAAGGGCTTTGTCGGTTCAAATTTTGGAAGTAATGGTAATAATATTAAGAAATGAAAGAAGTAATATCCTGTTGCTATTCTACTCGCTATTACGTACCAACCTTCAGCTGGCATTGCACCAAGATAGCCAAGCAAAATACAATCTGCGAATAATATCCAGAAAAACATCTTATATAGTGGTCTGAAGTTTGAACTTCTTATTGGTTGTCTGTCTAACCAAGGCAAAATAAATAAGACTACTATGGCGCCAAACATTGCTAGTACGCCACCAAGTTTATCTGGTACTGCTCTTAGTATAGCATAGAAAGGTAAGAAGTACCATTCAGGTACGATATGCGGAGGAGTAACCATTGGATTAGCAGGAATGTAATTATCTGGATGTCCCATAAAATTTGGAAAGAAAAATACTGCTGCGGCAAACAAAGTCAAAAACACGCCAAGTCCAAATAAATCTTTTATCGTATAATATGGGTGAAATGGAATAGTATCTTGCTTACCTTTGATATCGATACCAATTGGATTATTACTGCCAAATCTATGTAAAGCAACTAAGTGTAATATTACAACACCTACAATTACGAATGGCAGAACAAAATGTAAACTAAAAAATCTATTTAATAAAGCTTGATCAACGCTAAATCCGCCCCATAACCAAGTAACAAACTGTTCTCCTACTAGAGGGATAGCGCTAAATAGATTTGTTATAACCGTTGCACCCCAAAAACTCATTTGACCCCATGGTAAAACATATCCCATAAAAGCTGTGGCCATCATAAGTAAAAGTATTAATACCCCTAATATCCATAACAACTCTCTTGGTGCTTTATATGAACCGTAGTATAATCCTCGAAAGATAT